CGCCTCTCACCAATGGATTTGGTGGGACTTTACTCGCAACATCGTTCAAGAACTAGATTACGCTAACGAAGCTGAACGTGGATCCCGTATCACTGTTGACAAGTATGGCCCTCGTACTCGCAGCCTTTTGGCTCGTCTTACAAAGTCTGAGTTAACTTGGGAAGTTCAACCATCCGGTATGGACGATAGCTCCATGCGCCGGCAACGACTCCAGGAATACCTGCTTCTAGGTGAGCAGCGTCATGGCCATTGGGAAAATATTCGTGAAATGGCTCTTTTGCAAACATTGTTTGGTGGGGCAGCTGCTATTGCTGTTGACTGGGATCCGGACAAAGGTGAAGATTTTTTACTAGACCCTCTATCACAAATTTCTGTTCCTGTTGGTGGTATCAGATTGACACCACTTGGTATTAATGAATTTAGCCTTGAGCCTGGTTCTCAAAGTGCTGAAGATGCTCGTTGGTGGATCCGGTGCACAAGTCTTCCACCTGAACAAGTACAGGAAAGGTACAACCTTGAAGAACTTCCTAAAGCTGATGCTGAAGCTATGTTGTCTTCTCGTCACCGCAGTATTTTGCTACGCCGCCCTGGTGGAGCGCCGCCCAAAACCACCCTTGTCTATGTTTACTACGAACGGCCCACCTCGCGTGGTCCGGGATGCGTGGTTCATGTCGTTAATGGAAAAGTAGTTCTTCAAGAAGACGAATGGCCTTTTCCGTTTAAGCACCTTAACTTGTCTTTGTTTAGGCAAAACAAGATTCCTAATAGCTGGGTTGGACATACGCTTTTAACGCCGGCGAGGGACGTTCAATACGCTTATAACCGTGCTCGCTCAACAATTCTTGAACACATGCGTAAGGCTGCTAATGCTCGTCTTATGGTTCCAACAGGATCTGTAGATGATGCAGACGCTATCACTATTGACCCCGCTGACATTATGGAGTACAACAGTGAAATCGGTGAACCGCACTGGCAAACCGCACCTGAAGTACCTCGTTGGATCTCAAACGAAGCTCAATTCCTTGAAGCAGAACTTGACGACATTTTCCATACTCACCAAACAAGCCGTGGCGAAGCACCTGGCGACCGTAACAGCGGCTTAGCTCTAGCGCTATTGGCAGAAAAAGACGATACCCCACTTGGCCCAATGGCCAAAGATCAATCATTTGGTTGGGGCAGAATTGCCGAAATGAGTTTGTTGTTGTACCGGATGAATGCGGAATCAACACAACTTACACGCAAAGTTATGCTTTTGACTGAACAAGGCGTTCCACTTGAAGTTAGTTGGACAGCTAAAGATATTGATGAGAAACCAACGGTTATTGTTCCGATGGATTCAACAATGCCACGAAGCAAGATTGCTACTCAGTCAATGATTACAAGCCTTGCTCAGCAATTCCCTGCAGTATTCCAAAACGTTGATGCTCGTTCGTTAAGCAAAATGCTTGACCTCCCAGATCCTCGACAATTCTTGTCCCGCATGGACCCTGATATTTCTAAGGCAGAATGGGAAAATGGTTTGCTTATGCAAGGTGTCGCTGTTATCCCTGAAGACTTTGACGTTCATGACGCTCATATTCAAATTCATAATAATGAAAGAAAATCTCCTACTTACGAACTGGCTGATCCAGGCGTAAAACAGTTGATTGATATGCACATTATGGCTCACGTTCAGTATTTGACTAACGAAACAGCAGCAATGATGGCTCAGGCTGATCAAGCTGCTATGGGCGAGATGCAAGATCCTGGCCTAATGGCCGCACTACAATCTGGCGTAGGTATACCTATGCAACAGACAGGCATGCAGCAAGAAGCTGAAATGCAAGAAGAAGAAGAACAACTACCCGGAGGAATGTAATGTCCGAAATTGGAGAAACAAACTATACTGACTATGTAACGTCAGAGGCACCAGCAGAAGCGCCGGTAGAAACCGGTGGAGATGCTAACTGGGAAGAAAAGTACCGTTCAGAAGTTCAGGATCGTATCCGGGAACGTGAGCGTTACAAACCAATTCGTCAGGTATTTGACAACATGCACCCAGACGACGCACAAGCAGTACAAGGTTTTGCTCAGGCATGGGCTAACGGCGATCAAGATACAGCAATTAATTGGATGATTGAAAACGCCAAAACTCTTGCCGGCGATCGTTTTTACGAAATTGCTGGTGTCAACGCACAAGGTCAAACACAGGAAGACGTTATGGATGAAACTTACCAAGAAGCCCGCCAAGCAGGAATGACTCCTGAACAGGTGGAAATGATGGTTGAACAGCGAATGCAGGAGTTTCAACATGAGCAGGTTGTTGCCCAGTACGAACAAGAAATTGAACAACAACTGATTGATGCTGGGTACGATCCAAATGGTCCATTGGCTGTTGCTGCAATTAGTGCTGCTCAGAATCGGCCCGACCTGGACTTGGCTGCAGCGATTGCTGATGTTGAAAACCAAATTCTTCAGCAAGCTCAATCGATTGTTTCGCGCCGGCAGAACCCGTCAGCAGGTATGCCATCTGCCGCACCTAACGGTGGACTTGCTCCACAGATGAATGCTGCAAACATGACCCCTCGTGACAAAGCAATGGCTCGACTAAACCAGTCCGGCATCTAGGTTACTTGACACGACACATATAAGGTATACAATTAATGTATTGCCTTGGATAAGGCGATGTAAAACCTATTCAACCTTTAGGCAATTGGCGGAAGTCAAGCAGTTCTACGTTACGGAGTAACAACGATCAGCCGATGGTTGGTGAAAACCAATTAACAACCCCCTATCTTCAACAAGGAAGTAAATAAAGTGCCCGCAAGCCTTTCCACCGTTGATGCAATCCTTAAAGACGATTATAAGGATTACATCGATCAATTAAACCAAGCTACGTTTCTCCTCTCACAGATTGAAACCCGTCGTGACACAATCACGGGCCGTATTGCCCGTCATGCGCTCCACCTCGGTCGTTCGTCCGGTGTCGGCGCTCGCAGCGAAAATGCAACGCTACCAACAGCAGGCAACCAAGCGTACGCAACGGTCCCCGTACCAGTTCGCTACGTCTACGGTCGCATCCAGTTGAGTGGCCCAACCATCCGCCAGGCTGTTACCGATCGTGGTGCATTCGTTGACGCACTTGATGCTGAAATGCAAGGCATCCGTAAGGACGCAATGAAGGATGTTAACCGCCAACTTTGGGGTACATCAAACGGTGTTATCGCTCAGTGTGGTACAACATCTTCAGCAACAACCGTCGTTTTGGCCTCAACCACCGGAACAACTGCCCTCCGCAACCTCTTCTTTGATGGTGGCATGGTAGTTGATATTGGTACAGTAGCTTCCCCAACAACAGTTGCATCTGCTCGTACCATTACATCGGTTGACGAAACCAACAAGACCATTGCCATTTCTGGTGCTGCAGTAACTACAACCTCGTCGCACTTCGTATTCCGTGCTGGTGCCGGCGGTGCTTCAAGCAACACTGGTGCTCCTGGTGACGGACAGATTGAATTGACAGGCGTTCAGACCATCATTGATGACTCTGCAGTCCTTCACACAATCAACCCATCAAGCCAGCCAAAGTGGAAGAGCTACGTAAACAGCAACAGCGGTACAAACCGTGCAGTTACCGAAACTCTTATCACCGGTGCGATCATGAAGACCCTTATCAACAGCGGCAAGAAGCCTTCGCTTCTCGTTTCTGCAGAAGGTGTCCACATGTCAGTTGCAAACTTGTTCCTCTCGCTCAAGCGAAACATGGAGCAGACGCAGCTTAAGGGCGGCTACGCTGGTATTCAGTACTACTCACCATCAGTCTCCGGACAAGGTGATGAAGGTCCAACCACACTCTACGCAGACTTCGACTGCCCGAACAACCGTCTCTATGGCATCTCGCCTGAGAGCATGGTGTTCCACCAGGTCGGAGAAGGCTGGAACTTCATGGATCTTGACGGTGCTGTAATGAACCGTGTTGCAAACACCGATGCCTACGAAGCAACTCTTACTTGCTACGCAGAACTCGCATGTAAGCAGCGCAACGCTAACTTCGTCATCAAGGATCTCACGGAGACAACGATCTAAGATGGCCGCTACAGTCAGCATTCTTACGGGACCAGAAGTTCCTGGAAACCGTAAATTTGTAACAGCAACAGTTACATTTGACTCGTCGTATGCGACCGGGGGAGAAGCGATTTCACTCGTCTCCCTTGGTCTCAACCGACTTGACTTCCTTTGGGCAGTCACCACAGATGGCTACGTTCCTGCATGGGACGGTTCAACAACCGCTCCAAAGGTTGAGCTTTTCTGGGTTGACACAACCACAGACGGCGCAGCATTGGCAGAAGTTCCAAGTACCACAGATGTTTCGGCAGTTGTGGTCCGGATCTTTGCTTTTGGCGCATAAATAAAAAACAGGTTTGTTGGTCGGAGTAGGACTTTTCTCCTTTCACCTGCTCCGACTGACAATTCCAAGGAGGAACTATGGACTTAAGAGCTCATGACATTTTGTCGCAACACATCCCAGGCGCTGACGGTTGGGCTGAGATTTCTACAGACGTGTACGATATTGCACGTCGTGTTCGTGAAGGAGATGAATCGGGATGGCAGGGAGACCCTACAGCGAGCATTCTCTTCAATCCGCTCACGCAGCATTTTGAAGTCTGGCTAATTGACGCTCATAATACGCCATATATTGCTTGTTCTTCGCAGCGTTGCGATCATTCCCTTATTCTAAAGCTTATTGAAGGCGACTGGCGCAAGGGCCACAGACTGCTTGAAGACATACAAAAGAAGAATGCTGCTGCTCGCAAAGCCGAAGACGATGCAAAGCATGAGCAGGCACGAGAAATTGCTGATAAAATACATTGGGCCATCATTAAAGATCTTGGGCATCTTGAAGGCGGAACCCATAGACAAACTTCTCTATATCAAGGTAAAAAATAATGGCAACATACACGGCATCAAACGCAAAAAGTATTACAACCGTAGCTGATCAGGTAGACACAATTACTCTTACTGGCGCTGGTAAAACTCTTCGTATTATTGGCCGATCAGGAAGCACCCATACGTTTTTTACCACAGCTCCTTTAGGCCAAACCCCTGCAACCCCAACTGTATCCGGCGATAACTGCTATGTTACCGAACATACAGGAACAATTGATTATCCTTGGAATGGTTCAGGGGCAGTTATTAAACTGATTAACGCAGGAATTACTACTTTAACATTTATGCTGATTTGATTAAATGCACAAATACGCTAGGTATTTAGTTTTACTAATTGGAGTATTAGCGTTTTTCTCAGTTTCTGGGGCGGCAGCTCAGAATTACATCATAACGGAACCAACAGACATTTGGTTTGATTATCCGGAA